GGACAGCTTGGATTTATCTGGGATATCTACCTCGATTGGGGCATCACCGTAATGGATTATCGCTCCATCGTTAAGAACCCAGGCGTCAAAGTCAGCACCAAGCTGGAACTTGCGTAAGAAAGGAGGACGTAGAACATGAGTAAAGCAGCATATTATCAGCGAGGTGAAACGCTTGATTACACAAATACTGGAACCAGCGTAATCGAGGCAGGTACTATCCTGGCAATCGGAAAAAGAATTGGTGTAGCTGCTACGCTAATCCAGCCGAAAACTCTTGGAACTGTAGACGTAGTTGGAGTTTTTGCAATGCCAAAGACCTCTGCAAATGCGATTACCATGGGAACACCAGTATATTTTGATGGAACTGGGATTACGGAAACTGCTTCTACAAATGTGCTGGCAGGTTATGCAGTGGCCGATGCAGCTGCTAGCGATAAAGAAATTTTGGTGAAGATTAACGCATGAAGTTAATCGCAACAACTCCGATCTTATATTTTGCACATCAGTATCAGATTGGAGATGAGCTGCCGCTTCGAGATCAGGTCATGGTTAATACATGGCTGAATGCAGGAACTGCAAAATGGCTTGATGATAGCCAAGGGCAAGAAGTACCAACGGAGCGGCCAAAAGCCAGAATGGTAACGGCCAGACCTGGACAATTCGGGATGTCTACGCTTGGAAATGAGGAAGACCTTGTTGGTAAAATCCCAGATTCTCCGGAGCACCATGTATGAGCTTTAAGGATATAATCGCAGAAGATGTGCACCGAACATTCATGAACGCTGAAGAGTTTTCTGACATTCACAATCTGAATGGAGTCAATGTCCCTGTTCAGATTGACTCAAACGAGCAGATTGAGAGAGAAAAAAGGTTCAACCAGCATATAGACGGAATTTATTTGAATCAGAAACTGATCTATGTATCAGCAGAAGATTACAAAAAAGCTCCTGGCCGATCGGGAATGCCGAAGCAGGGAACTGCACTATCACTTGATGGAAAGATCTATCGTGTAGCCGATGCGATTGATGAAGGCGGTGTATATTCCATCACACTGGAGGCGAATAAAGCATGATTACAGTTCAGGTAGACGATGATAGTTTGCAATATGTGAAAAAGCAATTGGGAGCAATGCAGAGTAAGGCTCCTATGGTCATTTCAAGAGCTTTGAATAAGACAGCAGTAAGTGCTAGACAAAGGTTGGCCACAAGAGCACAACAGGCATACACAGTTAAGTCCGGAGGATTTAAAAAAGATATGCAGATAAAAAAGGCGTCATCAGGAAATCTGGTTTCTGAAATCAGGTCTCAAGGACGTCCGCTTAAACTGACAAAGTTTAAGTATTACTCAACCGTGCAATCTGAAGAAAAAGAAGGACTTATTAAGGCAGACGTTACTAAAAGTGGATTGAAGGTTTTAAAGATGGGAAATATCAAAGCTTTCAAATACAATGGACAGATCTTTCAACGTCGATCTGCGGCCAGATTACCAGTTAAGGTTTTATCTTCCAACTCGATTCCAAAGATGATTGGGAACGAAAAGCGTGTGTATGGAATCGTGGCACCCAATATTGAGAGTGATCTTCGAAAGTACATAAAAGCACAGATTAAAGTGCTTGTGGGGTGATTGAATGACAAAAAAGGATTTGCAAGATGCCTTGGTTAAAGAAACTAAGGAAATTTTGAAGGACGTGTGGACTAAGAATTCACTTGGAGAGGACACGCAGGCTCAAGTGTTTCCACAACGTTTGCCGATAATGACTGAAGATGAAGATGACGAAACCAAGTTGTTTCCTTACGCGATTGTTCGTTTAGGGGATGCGAAGACAGCTGGGGATGAAGATCCTTGGCATGTCACAGTTTACTGGCTTTTGGGTGTTTATGACGATGGCCGAAAGGGTCAGGGACATTTGCATGTCCTGACAATGATCGAAAGGATCACAGACCGCTTTATTGAGGAACCCTTGTTGGATAACAGATACAGGGCAGAGCAGGACATGGAAACAGCTCTTCAGGATGAAGATACCTACCCCCTCTATTTTGGAGGGGTGGAAATAACATTTTCAATACCAAAAGTAGGAAGGAGAGATAAATACGCATGAGTGCAACAGAAAAAGCTGCAACGGTTAATGAAGAAACGATTACAACAGTTCAGAATCTATCGTCTGAGACCGAGAATAAGGCACAGAAGCCGCTTATGTATGTCGGCCCTACAATTCCTGGGATTGCCATTCAGAACACTGTATATGAGCCGATTCCAGGAGCAGCAAAGGATGCAGCAAAGGAACTCCCAGTTTTCCTCGATCTTTTTGTTCCAATCATGAAATATCCTGATGCGGAACGGCAGATCAGAAAGAAATCTGGACGATTATACAGCGCTTTTGTGAAGGCACTGGTACTTAGAAATAAAGGAGAAAAAGCAGAATGAGTAATCATGGAATTAGAATTCAGGAAGAGGCTACAGCGTTAACAGTTGCGATTTCTGGAGATTGTTCCGTTCCAGTTGTAATCGGAACCGCTCCGGTAAATATGAGCGAAGATCCCAAAGCAGCTGTCAATGTCCCAATATTAGCTACCTCTGCAACTGAAGCCATCAAAGCATTAGGTTACAGCAAGGATTTTAAAAACTACAGCTTGTGTCAGATGATGTACCTTACATCCAACGTATATCAAGTTTCCCCGGTAGTTTACATTAACGTATTGGATCCTGCGAAACATAACAAGGCGCTTGCAGAGACAGAAGTTCAGGTTAATGATCTTCAGGCAGTGCTTAAAGTAGAAGGAGTTATTGCAGATGGATTGGCAGTAAAAGCAGGGACCGGTAGCACTGCATTGACAAAAGACACAGACTATGCGGTGTCTTTTGATGAGAATGGATATTTGGTAATTAGTCTTACAAGCAATGGAGCTGGAAAAGCAGCAACGACTTTGAAAGTATCTGGAAAACAGCTGGATCCCTCAAAAGTTACAAAGGATGACATCATTGGAACGTACAGTGAAGGAAAGGAAACTGGTATGCAGTTAATTCGCCAGGTATATCCCAAGCTGAATATTGTTCCAGGTTTGTTAATTGCACCAGGTTGGTCACAGATTCCAGAGGTAGGAGTGGCCTTAATTGCCAAGGCATCTAATATCAACGGCGTCTTCAAGGCAGAGGCTTTGCTGGATCTGGATACTGCAAAAGCAACAAAGTATACAGATTGTAAGCAGGTGAAAGAAAGTTCTGGTTTCACATCTGCATTTTGCGTGCCTATGTGGCCGTGTGACAGAATTGGAGAGTTAATTTTTGCAAAGTCAGCGGTAATGGCAGCAATGATTGCATATCAGGATGCTGCTAACGATAATATCCCGAATCTGTCACCGTCTAATAAGCTATTAGGCGTAACCGGACAGTGTTTGGCAGATGGCACTGAAGTAATTTTAGATCAGGATCAGGGAAATGCAGTTAATTCATACGGCGTTTTAACAGCAATCAACATTAATGGATGGAGAGCCTGGGGTAACTATACAGGTTTATATCCAGCTGGAAATGATGCAAAAGACATTTGGATCGCTGTACGAAGAATGTTTAGTTGGCATGGAAATGCTTTTATTCAGACTTACTATAGCAAAGTAGACGATCCTATGAACACGGTTCTCATCGAAAGTGTAGTAGATTCAGAAAACATCCGCTGCGGAGCATATGCACCAAAATACTGGGCAGGTGCTTCGATTGAGTACAGAAAGGAAGATAATCTCACAACAGATGTATTGGCAGGAAAGATGACTTTCAGACAGAAGATCGCGCCGTATACTCCAGCTCAGGAGATTGTCGATGTATTGAGTTACGATACAGATATGTTAGCAACAGCACTGGGAGGTGAATAAGAATGTCAGGACTTATTATTCCGGAACTTTTAAATAATTATAACGTGTATAATGATGCGGCCAAAAAGCTCATTGGTGTGTCAGGAGAAGTCGAACTTCCTGATTTTGAAGCAATTACGGAGACGCTTGAAGGCGCGGGCGTAATGGGAGAAATTGAGGATGCAGCTACTGGCCAGTTTGCGGCAATGTCAATCAAAATCCCGTTTAGTGTTCTCTATGAGGATATGTTCACTCTCGTTAATCCAGCAAGGGGAACTCAGGTAACTTTAAGAGGCTCTATGCAGGTTATGGATCCGACGACTGCTGCGACTGATTATCAGCCAGTTAAGGTGGTAATTAGAGGAAAATGCAAGAAGCATTCCTCAGGAAAAATGGTAAAGGGAAAGAAGATGGACGCAAGTGTAGAATTGGAAATCCTTTACATCAAGATTGAGGTGAACAATAAATCAGTAATTGAGTTGGACAAGTTGAACTTCAAATACTGTGTTAATGGGGAAGATCTTCTTAAGAAGATTAGAAGCCAGTGTTAATTAGGAGGAAAGATAATGAACAAAGAAACAACCAAGATTGTAACTATTGACAAGGCCGAGAAAGATGCGCAGGATAACGATTTTGTAGTCAAATTCACGCGTACATATAACTTTGAAGGTAAAGAAATTGCCGAAGTTGATATGAGTGGTATGGAAGAATTGACAGCCAATGACATGATCAAAGCTAACAAGGTTCTCCAGAACAGTGGAACTGTCAGTGCAATTCCAGAGACGAATTTGGAATATGCATTGGTTATTGCGGCAAGCGCAACTGGTATCCCGGTTGAGTTCTTTAAGGGCCTGAAGCCTCGTGATGCAATAAAGATTAAAACCAAAGTTACTAATTTTTTCTTCGGCGAGGAATAAACCCAAGCGATTTGTCTGATCTCCGTAAGCTGTGCCTCGCATTGGCATTAAATCTCAAAGCGGGTCTGGATTACTTCCTGGGGTTGTCGCTTTTTGAACTTATAGATTTATGCGAGGATCTTCAGGAGGTGAGCAAGCAACATTGAGCGATTACAAGATTAATATTAAAATCGCGGGACAATTAGAAAAATCATTCTCCGCTGCAATGAAGGCTGCGAATGTTGGACTAAAAGGATTAAGTACAATTGGAAAGATCGGAGCAGCAGGTCTTACAGCTGCCAGTACAGCTATTGCAGCTGTAACCGCCGCGAGTGTAAAAGTCGGATCCACATTCGAAGCAGCTATGTCATCGACAGCAGCAACTGCGGGAGCGACAGCAGAAGAGTATGACAAGCTGAAAGCAGCGGCTATGCAAATGGGCCGGGAGACATCTAAAACGGCCACGGAATCAGCACAGGCGCTCGAATACATGAGTCTCGCCGGTTGGACAGTAGATCAATCTATTAAAGGTTTGCCATCCATTTTGCGGCTCTCAGAAGCGACTGGATTGGATTTGGCCAGAACGTCTGATTTAGTAACCGACTCTATGTCAGCATGCGGTGTCACAGTTGACGAGTTAGCTGGTTACTTGAATATTTGTGCGAAGGCCAATAATAAATCGAATCAGACCGCTGAACAGCTCATGGAAGCATATATCGGTGTCGGCGGAACAATGAAAAACCTGAATGTACCAATAACTGAATCAGCAACGGCTCTTGGAATCCTTGCTAACAGAGGTATCAAGGGAAGTGAAGCCGGAAATGCTTTAAATGCTGTCATGGTTAATTTGACATCAGGAACTGGACAGGCCGGAAAGATGATGGCGCATCTTGGCTTATCTGCATTTGATAGTGCTGGAAACTTCAAGGGATTAAAGGAAACGCTTGTGGAGTTAAATGCCAGATTATCTGGTATGACACAGGAAGAACGGAATGCAGCCTTGGCCGCTATCGGAGGAAAGCAGCATGTAGATGCGTTAAATGATCTCTTACAGGGCTTGAATACGACAACCGCAGAGGGCGCTATTGAGTGGGATGCTTTGGCTCAGGAACTTCAAAATGCAGATGGTGCTTTGGAGGAAATGGCTAAAACTAAGTTGGATAACTTAAATGGTGATCTGGCTATACTCGAATCGGCACTTCAGGATACCGGAATCAAAATCTATGATAACTTAAATAAACCACTTCGAGAAGCGGTTCAGTATGGTACACAGGAGGTGTACAAGTTATCAGATGCTCTTGTATCTGGCGGTTTCTCTGGCTTTGTTGGGGCCATTGGGGAGGTTTTGGCGGATGGGATTGTTCAAGTTACTTCCTATGGACCTCAAGTAGTTTCTATAGCAGAACAACTGGTAGCAAGTTTTCTTGTTGGAATTCAGAATAACGCTGAAACGATTGCAAGTGGGGCGATGCAAATTGGCGCTTCATTTATTTCAGGAATTATTAGAATTACGCCAGGGATTATTCAAACGGGAGCACAAATACTTGATGAGCTTCTAAAAGGTGCAGCTACACAAATTCCAGAACTCGCAAAGTTGGCTACTGAGGCTATTGATCAGTTTAATAGCGGAACAATTACTGCGCTGCCGAGCATTGCAAGTTCAGCTGTGAATATAGCAACGATGTTAGCTCAGGGGTTGGGAGATTTTATTCCAGCACTGATCACAGCTGGTGCAGATGCTATTGTCGCCATTGCAGATGGATTGGCAGGCGGTTCTCCGGAACTAATAACAGCAACAGAAGAGGCTATTAGTAAGATTATGGATGCAGTTGTTCAGGCAGCGCCGAAGCTATTGCAGGCCGGTCTCACTCTTGCACAGTCGATTGGAAAAGGTTTGATGAATGGAGTCAGTAACTTTTTCACAGATCTTGGAAATGGAAACGCAAGTCTTTCTCAGGGAGTAGCAGCATTTGCACCATTGGTTTTAATCGGAGGAAAGATTGCCCCAGTATTCACAAAAGCAGCGAATTCAGTAAGAGCATTTGCCCCAGTATTAAAAAATTTGGGATCAAAAGCAGGAACGGCTTTTCAAGCGTTAGCAAATTTTCCATCAATAGCGAAGCGATTTGTTGTTGGTTCAGGAGGCATGGGAAATGCTATTTCCTCACTTGTTAAAGGCGGACTTGGCAAGATAGGAGGAATATTAAAGGCGATTGTATCGCCAGCAGGAGTTGCAGTAGCAGCAATTGCAGTATTAACAGCAGCATTCTTGCATTTGTGGAATACAAATGAGGGATTTCGGAATGCTATTTCTGGAATTTGGAACCAAATAACTAGCACAATAAGCAACTTTGGACAGAGTATCGTAGCTTCTTTAAATAGCGTAGGATT